TTTCTGCTTCTCTCTTTTTTACAGCTCGTTCTGAAGAAGCTCTTTTTTCAGCATCTAACTTTTCCTGGTTAATCAACGCTTGTTGAACAGGAACGCTAGTCATATAATTATAAGCTTTTTCTAAGTCTTTTTTATTTTCTTGAGTGTCACTTAACTTACTATCAGCTAATTCAAGTTCCTGAGCTGCTTTCATTCCAGCTACTTGAGCGTTTAAAGCAACCTGTACGTCTTGAGGAATGTTAGGATCGTTTACTACTTCACCGTTTTCATCAAATACAATAGGAGCTTGTAACAAATCAACAGTACTATTACCTACTGTTATACCGGTAACACTTTCTGTAGAGTCAAGGTTTACTTTACTATTGTATTCATAAGACGTTGGTATAGTACCATTTTCTTGACCGTCTTGAATAGCGGTAAGAAGAGAAGCTTTTCTTTGAGCCTTTTCTGTTTTAAGTTCAGACTCAAAGTTTTCTACAGTTCTCAAGTTTGCTCTGTTAGCAAATACTTTTTCACTGTTTACATACTGGTTAGACTTCATGTACCAATCTTCTAAATAATCGATACGGTCTAAAGCTTCTTGTGCTTTCTTTTTATAATTGTCTTTAGAATCTGGATCAGTGTCAAGACCTTCTGCCTTCCCATCTCCGTCTCTAATAGCCCTGTAAGCTTTTCTTAAGTTATCAATAGTACCACCTTCCATAGCACGGTACGCTTGAACATCTACTAGTTTATCTTTGATAGCTGCAACTTTAGCTTTTCCTTCAGGTGTTGGATCTTGCTGCGCTTCTTTTAGTTGGTCAAATACTACAGCCATTTCAGCTGTGTTTTTAAATGCGGTAGTTACAGTAGTTGCATCGTTTGCTGTTGCGATAGCATCTTGTACTTGCATTTCTTTTTGTTGGATAGCATAACGTTCGTTATGAGCTCCCATTTTAGAAATCCTACTTCCAGCCGCATCTCTTTCTGTTGGCAAAAGATTAGTAGCTCCAGTAAGTGCAGTTTGACCAGCACCACCTATTGCTCCCCAGAATCCAGACTCAAGTCCTTCTAAAGAAACTATATCGTTAAGAACATTTTTAGCTCCGTACTTTTGACCTTTACCATAAGCTTCACCTGCCTTTTGAGCAAGGTGGTTAATTTCTTCTTCAGCAAATTCCTGAGCACTTTCGTAACCCAAAGCTTTTACTGTATTCTTAGCAGTCATCTTTTTTAGGATCTGCGCTGTAGCTTTTGGAGCAGATACAAATGCTGATGCTGATGACATGTTTAACAAGATGTTAGCCTTGTTTATATTATAAGCCATAGCGGCCGCGTCAGCAGCTTTCTTTTTAGCTTCTTTTTCTGTAGCACCTTTCTTTAAGTTATAGTCGTAAGTCGACTTCATAACATCCATAGCCACACCATATCCTTCCATATGGTTAGATACATAAGCATTAGCTAATCCGCCAGCACCTTGAGCAAAAGCAGATTCACCAGCAGTCATAGTTTTAGTTAGACGAGCTGCTACTTCAGCGTTTTTAGTTTTGTTTAATGCAGAAAGGTAACGACCACCTCTTGCAACACCAGAAAATACTTTACCGATTGCTGCACCAGTTAAGTAACTAGTAAGTACAAAACCTGCAGCTGATTCAACAACACCAGAGATGTTTTCCATCCACCAACCTGAGTCACCCCAGGCAAATGATTCACCACGATTCTCTTGATAGATTGGAGCAAACTCATCTACATTCTCTTTCCAGTCATTCATCAACTGATAAAGAGCATTTCCTCCTACAGAACCATCATCAAAATCTTGTCCGATCTCAGGTAATGTAGTTAAGTTTTGTATAATAGTAGCTGGAAGTTTACCAATAACACGAGAAGCACCGTTGAGAAATTGTTCTCCGGTGCTTTGGTTTTCTCCACGTTTACGATTCCAAGATGCTTTAGTATCTTCAGTAAGAGGTACATTAAGTCTTTGATATTCAGAAATATCATGCTCAGTGTAACCTCCTTGTAAAGAACCTTTACGAGTTAAAGCTTCATCAAAATCTCTATTACCAGCCAAGGCAGGTTTAGGGCTATCTCCTAATACTTGTGCTCTTATTTGCTGTGGTGTTAATTTTCCTTCTGGCATAATTTTATAATTGTCCGTCTCCTTCTGCTCTTAATAAATATTCGTAAGCTGCTTCACCTGTCAAAGTCATTGGTTTTTCAATAACTTTTCCACTTGTATCTTTAACAGCATCTAAGTTAATCTTAAAGTTAGAATCATTAAAGAAGGTGTAAGCACCATTCTGTTCTCCTGACTTTAAGTTACGAGGTATTTTTACTGTACCCCCTGGTATTTCATAATTAGATCTACCAGAATTGACAGCTTCGAATAAATACTGATCTACTTTGTATGGGTAAACTTCTGTAGTTGTCCCATCATTGTTTTGTAAAGATACAGGTTTTTGTAAACTTTGTCGCAAGTTAGTAAAAGAAGTATTTGTAATAGGCATATGATATTCTGTCCCATCTACATTAACGGATAAGAACCTACGTCCATCAGAACCAAAGCTTCTAGATAAAAGTGGTAAACCTACATCAGGGTTAGCTCCATCGTGACCATCTGAATATGCTTTTAACACTTCACCAAATGTCAGATCTTTTTTACTAGCTTGTTCACCACCCATGGCTTTAACTTTAACGCTACTTAACGTTTGAATGTTGTTATCTGTAAAGAGCTCTCTGATTGCTTTAGTTTGTTTATCACTAGCAGCTTGATCATATGTCAAATGCATCTTACCATCATTTCCTTGTACATAACTGTATTGAGGGAATGTTGTATTACCAGAGCTAGTTTTAACAAAACCTTTTGCTGATTCTTTGTATTCTTTGTCTAACGCAGCGCTATATCTAGTTTGATATTCTCTGTACTTACTAACGTTCTTCTTTATACTATTCGACGCGTCAGCCCAGGCTTTAGCTTCTTTATAATATTCTGGGTCAGCTTTAGCCATAGGGCTATTAGGACCGTCTTCAGCAAATCTTCTAGTAAGATCAGAAGGAGTCTTTATTAGACCAGAATATTGAGACATGCGTGAACCAGAAATACCATAGTATTTATTTAACTCATCTTCTTTCTGATTAAGAAGTTTCATTCCTACACTAGTAATAATATTAGTTGGTCCTGAGTATAAACCACTGATTACACTACTAAACTGACTTGGAGATAAACCTAATGCTGCCATATCTTTTTCTATTGCTTTTTTAGTAGCACTAGCTTCTGGCATACGTTCTGTAACTCTACTTTCTATTTCGTTTTTACGAGCCACTTGATTCTCATAAGCATGAGATAAGTTATCTAATGCGTCAAAAGCATCTGGTGATAAAGCTTTTTTAAGTTTGTCACGAGTAGTCGGATTATTTAACTTAGTAAATACGTCTGTAAAACTAGGGTTATTACTTAATCCTACTGCTTCAAACCCTCCTATACTTTCACTATTAATAAGTTTGGTAGCTTCGTTCATGTACTGAGTTTCTGACGTTTTAATAGCAGCTGCCATTGACGCACTATCTACAGTATCTTGTACACCTAATAATTCTGATTGAGTTGCTAACGTTACGTTAGTGATAGGGTTGATTGCATTTTGTTCTGCTGCAGCAAATTGTGGAGCGTTTCTCCAAACAAGGTCTTCTTCGTAACCTGCATATCGCATAGCTTGAGCGCCAGCTTCTGCGTGAATTACTTCGTTGATTTCACTTTGAGGTATGTTGTCATGAATGTCAGTTATCTTAGCTGTTGCTTTTTCTTCATCGCTAAGTTGGTTGTAGTGCTCTATAGCTAACCTTCTTTTTACCGTTTCTACATGACCAGAAGAATTACTAAGATCTTCTACGTTAGCTTGATAAGCTCTTTGAAAACTAATACCTTTTTCACCTTTAGTAAACTGAGCATAATAACCTCCCACAACACCTTCGTATCCACCACGACTTCCTGCAGCTTTACCATTAGCATCATATTCAATCTTTCTATCAACTAAGGATTCTTTTGTAGCTTTCTTTAAAGCCTGGTCTTCTTTTTCAGTCCAGCCTTCTGCTACAATAGTTGCCATATCATTAATACCGCCACCATCTCTAGCATATTGCTCACTTACTATACCTCCAAAAGCTAAATCAACAGCAGAGTGTGTTTTAGATGCTTTTTCTCTATCTCTTTGTAGTTCTTCAAAGTCTTTTTGAATCTGGTAACCTTGTACAAGTTCTCCTAATTCACCACTTTGATAATCTTGACCCATGACTTGTCCTAACTGGCGAACACGAGCTTCTGCTTCACCTGCTGTAAGATCACCTCCGTTCATTTCCATGATGTTATTAAGCTCATCTTGATAAGCTTTGGTTTTACCACCTAGTGTTTCAGTGTCTTTGTCACGGTATGCTTTTAGCTTTCCAAGGTATGCTCTTTGAGCTTCCATGTTTTTAGCAATAGCATCGTACTCAGCTTGTTTGTTTTCTGCAGCACGCTGCATTAACTTAAAAGGAGGTGGTACATGTTGAGAAACATAAGTCTGCATGTAGTCAGCCTTCATAGGCTTCATAAATCGATTCGCCATCTTAGTCTGTAATTATCGTTCCGTCTGGTAGTATTGAATACGTCCCAGGTTTAATAGTATTATTCTTTTTCTTTTTCTTATAAACTAAACCTTTTTCAGCAACAGGTGTAAAGTCTCCTGTTTCAGGGTCTAACTGATAAAACTGCTCATTAGATTGAGGCTTACCTTTATACTGAAGGTTTTGGTTTTGATCGTAGTTATATTTACGAGTTCCAATAAAACGCATAGTACGTTCATCTTGTTCTCTTAACAACCTATCTCTGTTTTTAGCGTAAGCCATTTGTTCACCATACTGACCTAATTCTGCCATTTCAGTAGCAGCAGTATCAAGATAACTTCTTGTAGCAGCTCTGTTCATAGCATCTTTGTCATCATCCTGACGAGCCATGGCCACGTTAGTTTGATTAACTTGATTACTTTGTTGGTTGTTATAACGATCAGTTTCATACTGTAAAGCGCGTTCTCTGCTATTAACAGCTTCAGTAGCTTTATAATACTGATTTCCAATTTGTTCGTTCACACCAATATTAACATCACGTCCTACAGCGTTAACTGCTTTTTTCATGAAGTTACGATTCTCAATGTTTTCTGCTTCAGCTTGTTGTGATTGATCTTGATACTCTAAAGGATTATATTCTACCTGACGTCTCGTAACTTGCTCGGTTGGTTCTAAACCTCTAACTAAGTTATTAGCCACAGACGCATATTTCATTGCTGTATTAGCTCCTCCTATAATATCGTTAGTCATTTTACTACCTTGACCAGAACCTGCTGTTTCCTCCTTTTTAGTAGGAGTATTGTTTTTCTTAGCAGCGGTTTCTTTCTTAGTTGTTTCAGCTGGAGTTTCAGTAGTGTAACGTTCTTCTACTTCACCTTCAACAGAAGGTGTTACTACTTCTTGCTCAGGTGTTTCAACCGGAGTTGAAGCTTCAACAGGATTTTTCCAATCGCCAAATACTCTTTCACGAGTAACTTCCATACTAGTGAGAGGGTTATCTTTATCAGCTGTGTTTTGATTCTTTTTATCCCATGCGGCTGTATCAGACTTCCAATTTTTAGCACCTGTTCTTTTTACTTGAACTTTACCAGTATCTGTATCAAGTCTATAGTCCCAGCCGTTCTGAGATTTTTCTATATACTTTTGCTTAGGTGCTTCGGCTCCTTCAGGAGGAGTTATATCGTACCGACCTTGAGCTTCACCCATGTCAATAGCATTGTCATCGTAATAACCTACTACATTTCCATATGCGTCACTAACAGGGTCATCTTTATAACCGTCCTCATATTGTTTATAGTTCATACCTTGTTCAGCATAACCATAATCTTCATCTGTAGGTAAAGCGTCTCTTCTTTTTTCTAAACGTTTCTTAGCGCGTTTATCTCCGTAAAGATTATAGCGTTTTAAATCGTTTAACGCAGATCTAAAATCTTTCTCGTTGTTTTGAGTAGGAAACACAGCATCTCCTTCTTCCATTGAAATCATATAACCACCTTCTTCGTGCGTAGGTGCACCAGCTGCTATAGTTTTAATGTTAAAGTTTTTGTCTACATGGATTTCTCCGATGCCTTTATATCTACCTCCATCACCTTCGATTTCAGCCACCATACTATTGTTTGCATTCATACCGTTTTCAGCTTGTTGAGCTACTTGTACGTTAGATCTATTTGCCCTACCACTTAAAGAATCTACAAATTCGTTTCGATTTTCTTGCTGAGCGAGCATTTCTTTTTCTTTCTTTTGTCCAGCTAGTCCTCCAAAAAGACCAACTGCTCCTCCTGCAAGACCACCAACTATAGCTCCAGCAGGTCCTAAAAAAGCACCGGCTTGAGCTCCTACAGCTGCTCCACCAGCTGTGCCTAATGCTACGTCTCTTCCGGAACGAACGTCTGTTTCAGGTACTCTTTGTATTCCATATATGTTGCTGTCGTTCATTATCGTATGTTTTGTTCAAAGATAGTTCTTATTTCACGTAAAACAAAGGTAGAATCTTTAGCCACACCGTTATCTAAGTTATCATAAGTGTACTTAAACTCAGCGTACTGGCCTTTTATTCTTTCTCGAATTACATAGTCTTCACCATTATTAGTGATTGTTACTGTTCCACCATATGTTTCCCAGATGTTGTTTAAGTCGAATAAACTTTGTGAATTATCGACTACTGCGTCTCTAGGTACGGCGATGTTATAATTATCGTTACGGAACTTAAAGAAAGTTTCGTTTACTGCCTTAGATGGAGCAAAGCTATTTCCTTCTATAAAGTTCTGTTCAGTTGTATTTTGTTTGTTACTGGTTACTTGATACGTGGAAAAGAAATCATTAGGTGTCTTTAATCCGTCTTTATCAGTAATCTCAGCGGCTACAATTTGGTTCATGAAAGCTACACTTACTCCCGTAGCAACTGAAATATCTAACTGTGTAGGATACACTGTCCCAAAGAACTCACCTTTCAATCCTGTATTCATTTCCCATGTTACACCATCTTTGATAAAGAACACTCTATTATCATAAGGTATAAGTACATCTGGTTGATACGAATGAAAAGAAGTCCATGAGTTCATTAAAGCTGAATAAGACATAGTAAATCCTTGTTCACCTTGTTTTACTATCCAAGCTCTTCTTTGCTTATAATCATACCCTCCGGTAAATCCAATACCATTGTAAGGGTTGTCTATCAAGTTAGCGTTATCTGTAGTAACGTTAGCTAAGTCAAATGCCTCACCAAACTTAATTAATCCTAGAGGCATATTCTTGTGTAAGAATGTATACATTCCAGCTTGAGACATGTCTTGTAACTGAGGTCCGTTTTTAGTAACGCCAAGAAGAAATACTTTACCCTGAAGAACATCCGGGAATATATAACCTAGTTGACTATGTACACCACCAAACTGAGAAATAGTACCGCCGTAACCACCATCGGTAGTCAGAACTTCTATACTAGGTCTAGCAAACAAAGAACCTGTTCCTAAAACAACTTCACTAATGTTACCTCCTGCAATAGTAGCTGCAGGCTCAGCAAAAGTTCTCCAACAAGACTTTGTTGTATGTAAATACAATGTAGTAGCATGTACAAACGAATCCCAAATAGGACCAGTGTTTGCCGGCAAGTCATTATAGTTGTTAACCAAGAAAGAACGATACGAGTCTACTACAGCATTATCTCTAGCTTCTTCACTGTATATAGTTCGATTTTCAAAAGAACTAACTTCAGCTGAAACAGACCCACGTATGTAAAACTCACGAAGGTTATTTTCAAAACTATACAAACCGTTGTAGGCTCTTATGTTACCAAAGTATGCATAAAAGTTTTCTAAGTTTTCTTTAGGACTTGGCTCATTAGGGAAATAGTTTTGACGTTCTTCGTCTTCTGGTCTATGTCTGTAGTAAGTGTTAATGTCAGATTCTACAAAGTAGTAATGACACGCTCTTAAATCATAACCTTCTGCTTTAAACTGATCACGTCCTTCAGGCCCTGGTGTAATATGTTGATAAGCAACACTACGTCTAGATTCAGTCTCAAAAGGTTTGTTAATAGAAGCGTCTGCGTTTCTATCGTATGGGTAATACCATATCAACCCTCCAGTATTAAAGCTAAATTTAGTGATAAAAGTATCACCGTTAAATATACCACTAAAGTTAAATATAGGATTACCACTCTGACTTAGTACTTCTTTTCTACCAATCGGTATGAATTGTGCTGTAGCAAGTTCTCCGTATTGAGTAGGGTTGTCTATCTCAATGTTATACAAGTGATTCTTTATGTCTATCTTTTGCCCAGAAGGTATTGTACTACCTCCTACTTCTCTTTTTATTTCACCACCAAAGTTAGTACCTGTACAATCATTAAGGCAGGTTGCTGCCTTGTTTCTTGCGGATACTCTGTGATCTATAAATAAATCAACTGTGTTTGCGTCAATAAATTCATGCTCTGAGTTAAAGGACCAATCTGTTGTGTCGTTGTCGTAAGATGAAGTAGCATTATCGTTTATTACAAATACTTCTAAACCACCTTGTGTCCAACGTGTTGTAGTTTTAACAGGTCTGTTTGTATCGGTACCAATAGCTGAATTACGTCGAATACCCCCAGGTCTGTTTTCTGCGTCACGAATAACTCGGTTGTTCAAATCGTCATAAACAAAACTAGTATTGTAACCAGTATAATTACCGTGCATATCATGGTAAGCATATCCTTCTGTGGTATCAAATTGCCCATCGCCTTTAAATTTATTAGGAGTAGATAGTGTTGTAAACGCTTCCCCTTCTAATAATAACCATGGTTTCATTTCAGCACCATTTAGCTCAGCTGCAGAAAAACCTGTATCAGCCGCTAATAATGTTTCTGGGCTGTGAAAGAATGCTCTATTACCTCTTACATCAGTATTTAGTTTTTTACCGTTTTCGAATGTGCGACTTCCTGATAATGTGTTTTCAGAAGCGATTGCTCCTGGCCAACATATACCGCGGAAAGAATGCCCAGAAGATCTTTGTTTTGAATCTCCGCTTACATTCATACGAGCGACATTGTTAAAGAATGGCATCTCTTGTAAACAATAACTAGATCTGACATTTTCTTGAGTAGTACCGTCTATGACACCACTATTATCACAATGATCAGCTGTCTCGACTAATCGGTTAATTAAACCTTGCGCGAGTACACTTTTGTTAGCGTCGCTATTACGACGTTCTCTAACAAAGACAATCTCTTGTACATCTTTGAGTATCGCATCTGGTATAAAGTTACTAGGGTCAAACTCAAACCTTAGTCCTATAGTTCTTACATTTGCTGAACTTCCACCTCTATCTATAAAGTGAGGTTCTTGTGTTAAGTTAGGTATTACATGATGTCTTACATTACGTTCTATACCTGCAAATCCTGCAGTATCTGGATCATCATCTGGTTCATCACCTGGGTAAAATTGCTCAAGAGGGTACTCTCTATCAGATACAAACGTACCTAAAACTCCACTTGAGTTTCCTGTATTATAATTTCCAACTGAAGGATAAAACTTACCAGTATCAGCAGAAGAAGTAGCAGGAGCTGGTATATGATACACAAAGCTTGAAGAACCGTCTTTAAAGATAAGAGCGTATCCAAGTGAATACACTTCTCCTCTACGATAACTTCTAGAATCATATAAAACCTTCTCGTCTAAGTGGTCTGTAAAACTTTCTTCAGAAGGATCACTACTTGACGATTGATTAAGATTTACACCTAAAGAAACTGTTCCGGTAGGACTAGTATCATCAGAGAGTAAAGAATTTTGTATATCTGTAGAAGTTAACACATCATTTTGTGTAATCTGTAAACCTGCAGAATCAAAAGTATAAGTTATCTCACCATCGCCTGTTAGTTCTACATTAGAAGCGTATATAAGCGAAGGCGTGTTGTTACCTCCTGATACAGTAGCATCTCCTGATAAGTTACCGGTATATGTTATAGCATCGCCTTCATTACTAAAATCTGTTATAATAAACGTTTTGTTTACACCGCCATCTTCTTTAGGTATTGCAGCATATTCGTTTGATGTTTCGATAGTGTTTATAACAAGGTTTAAACTTTCAACGTTACTATTAACATCTCCTGTTATAAAGAAACTATTTGGGTTAGTATCAGCACTGTTAGTAGTAGCGGTGTAAACATTACCGTTAAACTCAACCGTGTCTCCGTTTTGTACCCCAGTAACATCTATTAAAGCAGTACTAGGCGCACCGTTGGTAGTTAAACTATGGTTAAGACCACCATAAGTTACGGTGCCTAAGTTTCTTATAATACTATTAAAAGAAGAGCTGTCTGAGAAAGTAAATGAGTTAAAAAGATCACCTGAAAACTTTACAGCAACACTATTGGGCGATCTGTATTCTATACTAGTAAAACTAAACAAGTTACCATTAGAACTAGTTATTGGCTCACCTTCTCTACCAGAATATTTAAGTTCTTTAACTTCATACTTGACAGTAATGTTGTTAGCTGCTTTTTGAAGCGCTTCGTTATCTATCGTATCGTCAGATAAGTTTGATAAGAACAAACGATTGTTTTTCTGTTCAATACATTTTGCTCTTTTATAAGCAATAGGAACTTGTCTTATCTCTGCTCTAGTAAGCGCTGTTTCTTCACCTGTTTCTACAGTAGAAAAAGTAAATGATACGGTGTCAGATGTTATAGGTAATCTAGCTATAGACCTTGCTTGAAATGTTGTTCCTTGGTCATAGTAACAAACAACTATCTCTAACTCTTGATAGTTTTGATCGATATTACTTATCTCAAGTAATATGTTTTTGTTAACTTCAGTGTCTTCATAATAAGCACCAGCATAACCATTTACACCTTGACTTTTAGGCGTTGGTACAATACTTATCTGATCTGAAGGTAAGCCAAAAGTAGTTACTCCTCCATTATCAGTTATATAACGCGTGATGAATTGATATACTCCAGGACGAAGTGAACCAGCAACATCTTCGACAATTTCTGTCAGACTAAATACTGGTAACTCTTGATCGAAAACTAAACGAGTTTGTGCTAAGACTTCTCCTACTTCCGGAGCATCTTCAAGTTCTACACGACCAAAAGGATTGAAGTTATCTGTGTAGTAAACTACTCGAGACCCATTAATCACTTTACGTGCAACCATATCAATAGGTCTTTCGATAGACCAGTTGAATTCTTTGTTGTCTATAGGAAATGTCCCATCAGCTGCTATTGGTGCAGAAGGATGATAAAACCCATAGTCAGGATCTAAGTCAGAAGAATCTTCTCTGATATAACCCAACTGAGAATTACCTTGTTCGTCACACAAAGCAACAATAATATCGTTGTTTAAAACAGTATAACCGACAGGTTTCATTGTACCAGGAAAGCTAACTGAATCAAGTAATTTAGTACCAGACTCGTTAACTAAGGCATAGATATTTCCATCCTCACTTAAGTGAGTAAAGTTTAAACCATATCTGTAAGTTTCAGGTATCTGTCCTGCAGGGTGAACATCTGAGTTCATACCCTTTGCGAATTTGTTACTATTTTCTGCCATCTAAGTTAAGACTTTGAGCTCTCCCTAATGAAGAGTATGACGTAAGATCTAAGTTTGTTTCGGGAATAAGCTTTAACCACTGATTCTTAAAACGTTCTAATTGTGCAAGGTCTGGCATATTAGCTCCTGCTCTTGCTTGTACACAACATCTGTTCCATTGTTGTCTACAGTATTCCATGTCTTTCATACGCGGGTTCCTCAGTAATTCTGGGTTACGCATACTCATTTGGTAAGCTACTTTCCAGAATAAAGCATCACGAAAAGACACATCATCTGGTACGAGAGGCCAGCCTCTCTCATCCGTTGGGAAAGAAAGGTATTGGATTTCAATAAAACCGTTTTTAAATCCTGTCGTAATCTTGTTGAAGTTGATGTTAAAATCATTGCTTGTATGTCTATGATCAGTGACTTTACCGATCAGGTTTCCGTTATAGTTTAACTTATTCGATAGCCCGTCGATAGTATTAATATCAGATACCTTACTTAATCCAGGTACCGCAATGATTTTATAGCGTTGATAACCATCTAATGATTCATAGTCAACACCTCCGTCATTCAGTAAGTTTATTAGAGTATCTGAGTACAATCCTCCAGTTGTAGAAGAGTCACAATCTACAGACATACTTTTGTTCATCTGAATAACTTTGTAAACATCACAAGGTAACACTCCAGTATAATCAGTAATCATAACCAATCCTGATTTTTCTATAAACTGTGGGTATGCTCCGATGTGCTGTAAAGCATCTGCCATCCATTCAACAAAGTCACCAAAAGGTATGTCGTTTTGACCAAGTGCTAAATCAGTTACGATTTTGGAAATCACTCGGTCTATTTTTTCCATGTTGTATATCATGAGAAGAATCGTTTATGCCCTCCGGGCTGTTTCATTATCTTAGCTAACGAACGACTGTTCGCTCGCGTTGCGTGAAATGAGTAGTATATAAGATTGGTAACTAAGTTGTTACGCTTGCTCCACGCCCATCTTGAACTATAACCATCAGAATGAAAGTTAAGGTGGTATATCCTTTTACCTGCTAACTTACTTGCGTTCAAGTCAATAGGTGGGTTTTCAGGATCTGCCTGATACTTTTTTATCCATATACTTCCCATTGAATGAGGGAGTTTGACTACTCGTCCGGATAAAGCATCTTCTACAATAGCTTTATTAAAAGCACAACATATCTTTCGATACAATGCTTTGTCTATATCATGACCGGTTTTTTTCTTATAAAACCTATGTGCGTGAGTTAAACTATAACCTTTACTTACCTCTGGCATATTTTGCTACTTGATCTGCGCTGTCGTTGGAAATATCCATCGGCATGCTTGTTAGAATACTAAGTTCAGTTTGTGCTACCATCTTAACAATAGTATCTACATAGTGTAGCGGCATTTTATACTCAAAGTCTAAAGAATCCTCATCTATACAGTCATCAGTATTATCACAATCGCAAGTTCTAAAAGATTCTGCTCTAATAGGATCTTCAAAAATACCTTGTATATTAATGTGCGATAACATTAAACTTGGAGGGTTAATGATATAAATATAACCGTTTTGATAATACCATCTTGTTTCAGAACCGGTATACTTATTTGCATGTGACCAATAAGCCCCGTTATGAGTATCTTTGATATAAGGCCTGCCGTTAAGATTACCTACAAAAGTTAAGTTGAGTGACGAATCTGTTTCAATAGATTTAGGTACTTGTTCAACAGTTCTAATTATACAAGCGTCAATATCACAACATTCATTCTTGTCAGCCATTTGTACAGGAACAGAGCCAAGATTTTGAACCCATTGTTCTTTAATCATACGGCCTTTCATGACATCTTGTCTGAAAAGTTTAGCTCTATAGTACCCTACCATAAAAGCAACCTGCGCGTCAGAAAGGTTCTCGTCATCAGACTCTATACCACCCGCTAAAAGGTTCTTAATATTATAGACTATTTGGGATAATAACATGTCACAAATATAGGTCTTTTTTGTGACAAAAAAAAGAGGGACCGGAAAGGCCCCTCTGAGATTACGCTCTAGAAGAGAGCTTATACAAACGATATGTCAGGGAACCCAACAGAACCGTCTGCTCCAAAAAATCCGTTAAGGATATGAAGGAAGTTGTCACCTGTTCCAAGACCTTGATCTGTACCCTTAGGGATATAAACTGCAGTTTGTAAAGGTGAAGTATAAGTCCCTTGGAAATCACCTGGCATTACTTCGTAATGTGTGATTACAACAGAATCATACTCAACATCAACTTGAACTTGAGAGTTGATACGATTGTCATCAAAACGTCTCTTAGAAGTATCTCCTAAGTAACCTTTTGCTTGCTCTTCTTCATAAGCAACTTGTTTCCAGTATCCGTTACCTGGAGCTAAAGCTCCTTCGATAGTTTCTAAAGCAGCTGATGTAAAATCAGTGTCAGAAGCTTCATTAAAGTAAGCATTGTAGTTTACCCATTCGTAACGACCCCATGGTTCGTTAGCACCTCTGCTCAATAAAGCTTCTTGCTCAAGTCCTGTCAATTTAAACCCAAACTCAGTTGGAGTATCGATAGTACCGATGTTAGCAGATTGAAGAGTTGCGTTAGTAAGACCTTGGTAAGGAATATCTAATTTGATAGTGTCAGCATCTACTACTGCAGCTACCTTATAGATAGGACCTCCAAAACCAGGACCACCAATTCTGATATAACCACCTGGGGCAGTAATACCATGACCTACTGAAATTACGATATCAGAACCGTTAATTACAGCCGCGTTAGCAGATAATGCTGTGAAAGTACCATCAGATACTCTTTCTAGTTTTACTAGATCAGAATTAAAACTTGCGTCATAATCTTTTTGAACATAATTACAGATGATACCATCTATAACATTTTCTGTTGTTGAGTTAGCTGACCCGTTGTAAAAGTAGTCACCAAATGTTTGGCGCATACCGTTAGTACGGTGATCATCTAATATTGAAAGTCTCAACCTGTACTCAGTAGATACATCAGTAACAAGACCTGTTCCGGCTGTTCCGTTGTATCCTAAAAAGACACGTTTCTGCGCAGGAGCTGCAAACTTTGCACCTTCGTACGCAGATACCGTGTTACCTTGTATAGGGGAAGACAAGATTGCGATTCCGTCAGCGATACCAGCTGCGATGTAAACACTTTTGTGCTTAGGGATCAACAACGCATCAGCATTGGTTGCTACCACAGTACCCGCTTCGTCTACAAGCAATAAATCTCCTTGCTTGATTCCAGGTAAGGTAGTACCTGCATTTGTTCCAGAACCGATCAATACGCGGTTCACTTTGTTGTAGTTAGACATGATTAGTCAAATTTACAGTTAAACTTTATTCACTAGTTTGGACATTAAGAGGACCTTGTGTTTGTACTCTCGGTGATCCTATGTTCTCAAGGGCTACTTGAATAGCTTCTTGTAACAATTCTTTATGCAAATGCTCAGAGAGCTCACATTCCGAAACAGGGTTTCCGTACGTTCCGATATTTAGTAACCTTGCTCTTTTCAAGAAAGTAACTTGGAAACCCTCTACTACTAAAGTAGGCGCTGTCCATATCATGATGTTTCCGTTTTCAAAGAAGATTATAGGTCTTCCTTTTTTAGGTTTGTTAAAAGGATCATCTGTGATACCTCCTATATCATCATGCTGAACAAGCTTGACTTTAGACCATTGACAACAAGTTACATCACTTTTACAAGTTCGAGCACTAGCTTTTAAATAAAACATGTACTCTTCCTCAGCTGGAGTAACTAGAAGAGCTTCATCGAATAAGTTCGATAAGTCAGCTTCGTAAACGTTATCATCGATGTCTTGATAAGCAGGGTTAATGCTTAAGCTCGCAAACTTCGTGACAACTAGTTCCTTGAGATCCTCAGTACGTTTCTGAATTTCTTCAAAACCAGAACGGTAAACATTGTTTTTACCATATCTTTGTTTGATGATTCGCTCTTGGGCTTCGTTAAGATAGATATCTATCTCTCCATCCAAGAACTCAGGATATGCTGAAGAATCGGCCTTATCAAAAAAGACCTTAAACTCTCTATGAAACTCTTCTATAGTCATTACTTCTTAATCTCTTTTTTGTAAGCTGATTGAATACCCATTGCGATTTGTTGATTTTCAACATCTTTAATGTACGCAATAGATTCTTCTAATCCACTTCCTAACATGATATCCTCAAAATATAGAGGCATGTCAGTACCAGTACCTGTTCCATGTTTCTTCACAATACCAGCTTTGATAAGCTTCATGAAGTAAACTTTGTCTTTGAACAACTTGTCTCCAACAACGTTTAGGAACTTTCCTGGATCTTCTTCAACTAACTCTCCAAGTCTGTTTTGGCAAACTTCAAAGTCAAGATCAGAAGGGTCTTTACCAAACATAAACAATGCATCGACTGTTTCTGCTTGAGTAAGTTTAACATACTTAGCGTATGCTTGTGCGATAACGTTACGTTTCGAGTTAGAAACTTTAGCTTCACCCGACTCAGTTATCATAATATATTCAGCAGCTGCGTTAGTTCTTAATTCACTTACGCTTAATACTACTGTTGGGTCTGCTTTTAAAATCTGATACTGTAATCTCTCACGAGGGTTACTAGTATTTATTGTTAGACCGTCTGCAGGAATAGCTATTTTATAAGTACTCCAGTACTTAGAACTTTTTGCTAAACTTCCTCTTTCTAAACCAAGAGATTGTTCAAACTCGATTTCTTCTTTTTCAGTCATTCCGGTGCGTAATGCTCCGGTATCTCTGTTAAGACCAGGAACGTACTCGTCTTTACAGTTGTCATACATTGGTAATGTTTTACCAGTCTTTGGGTCTTTAGCGCCCCAGTTGATAAGTCTATCGACCTTTTTTATTTTCGTTATCATGTCTTCCCTTTAAAACAATTTTAAAAAAGACCCCCTCTTAATCACAGAGGAGGGGGCCATGTTATTTGTGAATCTTAGCAGATTCTTAAGATTAATTCACCACACGATGTTGGATCCTCAACCATGATACCACACTGGCTTAAGAAGTGAACTTCATAACCATCAATACCACTTGCACGTTGTGTTCCGATAGAACTAGCTACACCGCCCATTGGGTCAGTAGAACCGTTAACATGCCACATCGCCATATCTGAGTTTTTCATCGCAACTTTGCGGATATTAGAAGCGCCATTCTTACGACCGAAGTTTAAGATAGTAAATCTGTAAGATTCGATTGGTTTCCCAGTTAATGGGTGATACTCTCTGTTTCTAACGATGTCATCGTATGGAGGGAATTCTTTAAGAGTAAGCTCGATTCCGTTCATGAACTTCACAGTTCTGAAGTAACCGTCTACAGTTAAGTCATCTCCTTTTCCAGTGATGAATGTACCGTTATCAGTAATGGTAATACCATTAGAGTTGTTGTACTCTTTCATCGCTCTGTCAAACTCTCTCATACCCATCTTACCAGTTAAGGCAACGAACTTATGATCTCCACCCCACTTGTCAGCTGCGTAGCTTAAGTCAAGTAAGAACTCGTCCAAGATTTCGTAAGTAAGAGTTGTGTAATAACGCTTGTTAGCTGGTGAGATTTGCTCTCTAAAACCTGCTCCGTGATAGATAGGTCTTTTGTTCTCTCCTTCTAAAGTAACAATCCCTTGCGAGTTTTTGTTATACTTAGAGTAGATGTAAGATCTATCAATTTCTCTGTACCACTTAGCCATAGCAGTCCACTCAGCTAATTTAGTCCAAAGTTTAGTTGATTTAGAAGGATCAGCTGGATCAAACAACTCGACAACCATAACAGCTTGGGCTGCTTCCCTTGTCACTTTGTAAGTCTTACGCATTGTCGTAAGTTGGTTACGCAATTTGTAAGGAGTAGTATATCCGTGTCCACCACCCTTGTTAGAGTATTCTTCAACTGAACTCCAATCTTTAGACCATCTAGCTCCTGGTTGTAAGAACTTAGGATCACAGAATGCTTCGTAAGAAGGATCAGTTAATTGAACAGTGTAGACATAACCTGAACCTGTTTGATAAGGCTCACTTAATACGTGAACTTGAGTTCTTGTATCATCAGCGATAAGGTTGTCAGATATTTCGAACCATTTCTCCGCCAAGATAATCTTGAACGGCATACCAGCGTATCCAGGAGAAGCATTACCTTCATCTGATGATTGCTGAACTTCGATAGCTCTTTCTGATTGTGAGTGTAACATCCACTCGTATTCTCTGTCAGTAACATATTGTGTGTTACCGATACCTCCAGTTAACAGAGACAAAACGTTATTATCCTGTATACCAAAAGCATAAGCTAACACAGAACCTACTTTTTCAGGCTCTGTCAAGTATGCGTTTGACAGGTGGTTTGTTTCCGTCAAACCTGAGAAGTCTCTAGATTGATACACCTGTAAAGGTGATACTTTAGTAGTACTTGCCATAGTTATTCGTATTTATAGTCTTACATCGACCAAGGAATGTTTCCAAGATCTTGATTTGTTCTTTTTACTTCATTAGCTGACCTCTTTGGCGCAGCGTTCGGATCTGTCACTCTTGACAGTTTTCTTCTTAAAGTTCTCGCTTGTTTAGTAGCGATGTCTTTAGAAAGCTTTTCTTTATCAAAACCTTCCATTGCAAAGTATGCATATAATAGTCGGTTTTCTGCGGTGTCTTCTTTGTCAAATTTAGACTTACCTTCTTTGTCTTTTTTAGTGATGTAGTCATAAAGCTTTTTAGCTTTTGCTTCAGTAACTTTAAACCCAGATAATTCTCTAGTTTCCATTACTGTTGTTTTAAAACCTTCAGCTTGTTCTGCAGCCAATTTAACTTGTTCTGCTTTACTAGCTTCTGCTTTTGCAAGAAAGTCAGCATTCTTTTTTTCTTGAAGTTTAGCTAACTTTTTTCTGGCTACACCAGCTTGTTTTTTTAAGATACCGCCTTCGATATAATCGTTGACAGCTTCTTTAATTTCTTCTTCGTCGAATTCTTGTTCTTTTAACAAGTCTTCCACAAGATGGATTTGATTTTGTGTGTAATCATTTCCGTCTTTGTCTTCTAACGGTATCGTGTTAAAGTCGATTTGCTTAGACATTTTTTCAAAGTCTCCAACATTACCTCCTTTTTCTAACACTTCTAGTAACTTTCTAGCGTCATCTCCTAAGTTCTCTTTATAGGCAGATATTGCAGCTGTACTTTTCTTTTCAACCGTTTCGTTGATCAGTTCTTTCAATCCTGCTTCTGTATCGAAGTCATAATCTTTTTCTGACTCTTCGTCATAAAATAGAACATCGTCATCAACTAGACCTTGTGCTAAAGACTGGAACTGTGTAGGTTCATCTTTAACTGGTTCATCCGGTGTTTTTGTAGAGGCATCTTCCTTTCCTTCGTCTACTGGTGTTTCCACCGCTGCGTCCTGTTTCTCTACGACGTCTTTTACCGGGTCCTCCCCTGGATCAATTTCTACTTTCTCAGGCTCTTCCTGATCTATTTGAGTAACACCAGACTCTCCTGATTTTATTACTTCTACTTTTACTTCTGATGCTGCGTCTCCGTCTGCATCATATTTGCTCGTATCTATGTCCCAGACATTTGCAAAACTTGTTTCTTCCTTCCCCATAATTCAAAGTTAAATTAGTTTTCTTAAAAATCCATAAAGTTCGTGTACTTCGTAATGAGGTAAACAAACTCAAAGGGCGTTAAGTTACTTTGCCCTTCCGTTAGCTTTTCGCCCAGGTTTCATGTAACACCCGTACTTAGCCATGAGTCCTCTCGCTCCGTTAGTATTAATACCATCTCTAAAAGTACCATACAACTCATTATTTCTTTGTTGATACATAGCTCTCTGTTCATCAGTGAGTTGTAGTTCAGGAGCTCCTTGTTGCATATCAGACACAGGAGTTTGAGACGTATCCATCTCTTCTTCTGTAGGATTTTCAGCAACTGGCATAGTACCTTCCATTTCTTTTTTAGCTTTACGTTCATCAAAAGCGGTACCTACTGTCCCTAAAGCTGAGCCAGCCATACCTATAGTAGCTCCTGTTTTAGCAACATCGGCATCTCCAGATAAACCTCCAAACAAAGAAGTTAATCCTCCTACACCACCCATTATACTACCAGCAGCAGCTAAACCTCCCATATACTTAGGGGGAGAGTCTGACTTCATTCCTTTTTTATACTTTTTCATATCTTCATTTTTATATCCTTGTGAAGAATAATATTCAGCTAATTCTGCGCCAGCTACGAGTACGCCTGCTTGATTTTTAAAAGCGTGCCTAACAGCTTCTTGTCCAGATAGTTGTTTTAATTCTCCTCTTTTTTGAGGAACTGGTTTATCACCTTCAATTATTGTAGGGTACACTAAAAAACCTTCTTTACCTATATCAGTATAAGCCATTCTATGAGTTGACACAGTTCCGTCATTATTCTTAATAACTTTTCTGTCCGGGTCATTAGCTCTTTGTATAAAGTTTTGTCCGCGATTACGGTAGTTCAATACCTTACTCATGGCTTCATACTCTAAGTTTTTTTTAGGATCTGGAGGAGGGTTTGCTACTCCTTTTCCATACCTTTTCATATTTACACCGCCTGGGTATTTGTTTATATCTTTAGTATTGTATTCTTTAAGGGCATCCTTAGTATCTTTACCGGCAACACCATCGTAAGTACCGTCTTTCTTTAAAGAAGAACTCATATCGTAACCTTTGTCAGCCAAATTCTTTTGTAACGTCTGTATATATTTTTTTCTCAAGTCCTTTCCGTTAGCTGCGCCGAACTCTCTATTGTCAGTGAACAAAGGTAACATGTTTTGAGCGTTCTTAAACATCTCTTTACTATCACTTATATCCCTATCCATCGTCTCCTTATAGTCCTTAGATGTTCTTCCACTAACATCCATCACAGCATACCTATCTTGCATCTTCTTTAGAGTGTTAGCTGGAGTCTCAAGGCCTTCACTCCTCTTTAAGTTAAAAGCATCACACTGACCGTCGGCACAGTTGTTAGTAAAAAGGTCCCAGTCTGTTCCGTCTTCCAGTGCTTCATCATATTTGTCGAACCACTTCAACTGATCATCATAAGACCTGCCGTAAATTCTGTATGTTGCGCTAGGTTCTACTTCTGAGTCCCCAGAAGTAAATGTTTTACCAGGTCTCGCATCTATGGCGGCTGGGTTTTCTACAGCGTTAACACCAGTCTCATGTCTGTTAGAAGATATGTGACCAGGAAGGAACCCTCCATTCTTACTAAAGTTAGAACCGATATTGTAGTACTCTACATCAGTATCCGTATAATCTCTATAACCTTCATCTTTCTTTTTACCGTTTGCTCCATAGGCTTTGAACTCTTGGTTAGGGGTACCTTTATACTTAGTATTATAACGTTTGCCCCTGTATAAGAACTCTTTCTTGCCATCTTTTTTGGCAGACTTATAAGCCTTGTCAAAAGAGTCCTCTTCGTCGTAATCTTCTACTCCCCAGTTCTTAGGGTTGTACCAATATGATGCGTGTTCTTCTGGCATTATTTTTCTCCTGTGACTTTGTTCTTCAACGCAGTCTTGTTGTTATCTTTATTCATACGCTCTTTAGACCTAATGTCTTCCATCTTGACAGCTCGATCTTTAGCATTTTCTGATTGTGTAGTAGCCCTATCTGCAGCTTTGTTTGCTGCTTCAGATGCGACCCTACTCTGATCAATAGCTAATCTCGCTGCCTCCATAGCTTCTAAGCTTCCTGAATCTGCAGTGTCAGTATCAAAACCGGTAGCTTTTATACCAGCTTCCATAAGTTTAGCTTCACGATCTAATGCATTTTGCTCAGCAATAAAGTTTCTTTCAGCTTCTTTTTCTGCAGCTTGTGCTTCAATCATCTGTTGTTGCATTTGTTGTTGTTGCTGCATTTGAGCTTGTTCTTGCTCTTGTTTCTTAGCTTCAGATTCTCTGATCTTATTAGATAACTCAGATACACTTTCTGCTTTGAACATTGATATAATGTCACTGAAGCTAGCTTTATCAGCTGACAACATCATAGTAGACATTTGCTCTAGTTTCTGGAATATCATGTTATCTCTAGACGAGTTAGTCAAGAATATACCATAATCAGAATCTGAGAACTTATCCATGTCAATCTCAGCGTTTATCCTTTGGACATCGTCTACAATGTATTGTAGCTTTTTAGATGATGGATAAGCAAACTTTGCCGTTTCTAACAATTGAGTAAGAACACTTTTCTTAATCTCGTTGTGAATATAGAACCAAGGTTCTGTAATATATGAAGAGTTATTAGTCGCGGCTCTAGTTGCCGTTGCTGTTTCACTAGCACTAACTGACCCTTCTCTTTGTGGTGTAATACCTACTATCTTATCGACTAATTGTTCAATCTTTGAAAGTATTCCTACATACTGACCAACTGCTTGGCTAAGCCCCATGTCAATATTAGAGAACTGATTAAACTGACTTGTCTGTCCTTGAAACTTATCTTTACCTTCCTCAAACGAATTGATAAAAGCAATCCCAACATTATCAAACATATACATCCACTTATCTAAGTCAATGCCTTCTGAACGTGGAATTTGAGCGATATCCATCACCATCTTCTTACCCTTAGCTTTCGCAAGCTCCATTTCTAATCGGTACCAGATGATATTATACAAGTACTGATGTGGTTTAAGTAAGTCTACTAGTGACGTTTGAACAGAGTTAGTTGCATTATATACGCGACCGATGTAAGGAAGTTTAACTTCACTTGGGTTATCCATCGATCGAGATTGGTTCGGCATAGGCTCAATGTTAAGAAACATATCACCAATTTGTGTACCGTGCCATACATCAGGAATCCATCGCCATTCTAACGAATATCCTGCTTCTTTCATTTCTGGAGATAACTTAAACGACTCGTCAACAATACCTTCTTGTTCTTCACCGTTCTCGTCGTCATAACGTACAAAACCAATTTTCTTCATTGATTTCCATACTACATGAGTAACTCTATATTGACTTGAGTTTGACTTAGATTTTGTAGAGTTAGAACCATGTTCAAAAAAATCTACCTGATCTTCAGTATAACCAAAGCCAGGTACCATGTTGTTGTTTATAGCCTGTGTTAAATCACCATCATCTATGCGTTTAACTTCATCTGGTGTTAAGTACTCACCATACTCATCAAGTATCTGACCAGCTGTCATCCAGCGATCTTCTCTAAACCAATCACCATCTTCAATACAAGGATTGTCAGGGTTTCTATCAAAGTCACAGTTTAACGGATTACAAACACGTTGTCTAGGTTCGCCGTTAACTATACCGACATAATGCACTTCTTCAGCAGCTATCATAGCATGCTCCCAACCTTCGTTAAATTTAAGTGCAAGTTTTTCTTTATGTTCTAAATACTTAAGTATGTCTGCGCCCCATTGCTCTCTAATATCAGTAAGACTACTTTGAGCATACTTTAAAACTTGTTCAAATGTTTCAGGCTCAACAGGTTCACCTGTATTCGGATCTGTTTGTTGTATTTGAGGTATACCAGATTCTTTAGCAAGTATGTCTTGTGCTGTTTTAAGTAAAAGCTTTTTAGTTTCGTCTTCTTTCCAACTAAGAGCTTCTCCGTTTGTAGCCATGACTTGCCAGTTAAAAGGTCGACTCATTTCCTCACCTTTTAACAAGTTAATCTTATTAACGATGAGATTAATGTCTCGCATCTTAGCTGGTTGATTACCTGCTTTTTTATCACCTACTCCATACGGGTCTAACACATGTTTGAAGTCTTTCTCATCCATGATAGAGTTTACAAGATCATAATTGATTTGTTTTCTAGCCCACGAAGTACGACCGTTATCTGTAGTAGATTCACCCATGTTAGCGACTGATGCAACACATTGTTCTCTCCACTTCTTACCTTTTTTAGAACTAGGTAATTTTTGTGCGGGCATTGCCGCCCCAACTTG